CGGCCCAGGGCAAGATACAGCACCCGCGCGAGTTCGTGATCACGACACAGGGGTACGTCCGCGAGGGGCCGCTTGATGACGGGTTGTCGCTCTGCGGCGACATCTTGAGGACCGGCGAGAACGAACTGCAATGGTTCCCGTTCATCTGCAAGATAGACAGAGAGACGGAAGTCGACGATCAGGAGGCATGGCACAAGGCGAACCCGTCGCTGGAGTATATGCCGCTCCTGGCGCATGAGATCAAGATGGAATACCTCGAGATGCAGAAGCTCCCGTCAAAGCGCCCCGAGTTCCTGACCAAGCGTATGAACCTTCCGTCACAGCGCGAAGAGGCCACGGTCACCTCATGGGAAAACATCCTGAGATGCTGCTATTCGGACATTGAGCGCAAGACCCCGCGCCCGGTTCCGGATACGTCAGGCGGCTTTGCAGTCGTCGGCATCGACTACGCGGACATCAGGGACTTCGCCTCGGCCGGGATCCTGACGAAGACAGATGATGACGAATTCATATGGAGACAGCACACGTGGATCAACAGCCGGTCGCCGTTCTTTGACAGCATCAAGTTCCCGATCAGCAACATCGGACAGGACGGGTTCAAGGACTTTGAGGTCGTGGACGCGCCGGTGATCCCGCCGGAACAGATCGTCGGCTATGTGCTGAGGGAATTCTGCGCAAAGTACATCGTACAGAAGATAGCTCTGGACACTTGGCGGTATTCACTGTTCAAGAAGGCGTTCACGGACAACGGCCTGACCGTGGAAGACCGCAACGATCCGAACGGCACGATCAGGCTTATTCGGCGGCTCGGTTCCGCTACGGCAATTATCGCGCCATACATCGAACAGTGTTTCGCGGAAGGCCGCATCAATTACGGACAGTCAGCCATCATGCGCTGGTACACAAACAACGTGGCGGTGCTGACGGATAAGTTCGGCAATAAACAGTTCGGCAAGATAGAGCCGAAGCTAAGGAAGACTGACGGCTTCATGGCCTTCAACGTCGCTATGTACTGCAAGGACGTGCTGGACGTTCAGACATTCTACATCTAAAGAGGTAAAAGCAATGGGATTTTTTGATTGGCTATTCCAGAGGGACGGTCAGCTGGTCAGCTACATGCAGATCCTGGAAGAAGACCTCGCAAAGCTCAATGCGAGCAAGTTCGCGCTCCATAAGTGTATCGGCATTATCGGAAACGCGATCGCAAAGAGCGAGATCGTTATCCAGGGACAGAACGGCCCCCGGTATGATCACAACTATTACCGGCTCAACATCTCCCCGAACGACAACGAACGCGGGACGGAGTTCTGGGCGCGTGTGACCTTAGAGCTTCTGCTGAACCAGCAGGCCCTGATCGTTCCGATCAAAGATATGTATTATCTCGCCGAGACCTGGACGGAGTCGGACGACGTCATCAAGGCGCGTGAGTACTCGCAGGTCGTGGTCACCGCCGGTGGGAAGACCTACCCGATCAATAAGCGATTCCGTGCCGATCAGGTCATCCACATCAGACTTCCGATGAGCGCGGACAGAATGCACTACTTCCAGAAGGTCGCAGAGCTGTACGATCACGCGGTATCTGTCGCGAATGCGGTCTATAAGCTCACCTATACGCCGAAGTGGGCTGTGCGTGTCGGCGCATCCGTGCGGCTTGTGGAACAGCAGGCAGACGGCACGGGCAAGGTCCTGACGGGCCGCGAATACATGGACCGCATCAAGACCATGCTGACATCCGATAAGCTCGAAACGATCCTGCTTCCGGACGGCGTCAATGTCGACCTGCTGACGGGCTCATCCGGGACGGCTACGGTGTCGTCCATCGACAGCGCGATCAAGGCGGCTGAAGAAGCCTGTGCGCGTGCGTTCGATATTCCGACGGCGGTCTATTTCGGCACGATCACTGAGAAGTCTGACGCCACCAACGAACTGATTACATACGCGGTCAGCCCGGTTGCGGAAGCCATCAATGACGCGCTGACAAGCTCTCTTGTCGGCATGCAGGATTATGTGAACCGCAACGAGCGCGTGATGGTGTTCCTCGCAAGGTTCAAGCATATCGACATCATCGACAGCGCAGACAAGCTGTCTAAGATGCGCGGGGACGGCTGGACGATGGATGAGATCTTCCACCTGATCGGCTACCCCGAAATGCACACTGATTTCACAACTACAAGAGCACTGACGAAGAACTACGCCGCCGCCGATGCGGGAGGCGCTGCAGACGCGTCTGATTCTGGGAGCGGCCCCTTATCCCGCAAATCGCCTGAACCTAATCAGGAGAAAGGAGACAAAGCATGATGAGGTATTGGGAACTTAAGACAGACGCGCCGGATGACAGCGCGGAACTTTACATCTTCGGTGACATTGACCCGTGGAACCACGGCGACAAAGACCCGAACAGGAATGCGTCTGAGATCGTGCGCGCTCTGCAGGGGCTCAAGGCCAAGAACCTGACCGTACATATCAACAGCTACGGCGGCGATGTCAAAGAGGGTCTTGCCATCTACAACACGATCAAGAACAGCGGCATGCAGGTTACCACGATCTGTGACGGCTTCGCATGCTCCATCGCCTCGGTCATCTTTATGGCTGGCACGCGCCGGATCATGAACGACGCATCCCTGCTGATGATCCACAACCCGTGGACGGTGGCGATCGGCAACTCTGAAGACATGAGGAAACAGGCGGACGACCTCGATGTTATCGCTCAGGCATCTGTGGAAGCCTACAAGAACAGCTCTGCACTGCTTGACGATGAGATCCACAAGCTGATGGACGCTGAGACCTGGATCCTTCCGGAACAGGCTCTCGAGTATGGCTTTGCCACCGAGATCCAGAGCAAGCCGGAAGAAGGCTTGAGGCAGTCCGCGTTTAAGTCCATCATGGCGGCGCTGGTTAAGCAGGAAGACGATCCCGGCGAAGTTACCGAAGAGGACATCATGGCCCAGCTTAAGAGCATGGACGCAAAGCTCGATGAGCTCGTAGCCAGAGGCGGGCAGGAACAGGCTGACGATCCGGAAGATCCGGAAGAACCCGACGAAGACAACCCTAAACAGAAGCTGACCGGCTTCAATTTATTTTTCTAAAGGAGATACGAACATGAAAAACGATAAGCTGAACGAGAAAATTCAGAGCATCTTCGAAACTGTCGAAGACAAGAATGAAGCGATCACCCAGGCGCTCGAGCTTCTGGCTGCTGATCAGCACGAAGCTATGATCAGTGAGATCCAGGAAGAGGCCCGCAAGGCTGCTGCCGATGCGGACTACATGCGCTCCCTCGGTCTGCATACCCTGACCAAGGACGAAGAGTCCTTCTACGCTACCCTGAAGAGCGGCAACATCCGTCAGGCCATCACCGCCGATCAGATCGACATCATCCCGGTGGAGACCATCGACCGCACCCTCGACAGCATCAAGGCGAAGTCCGATGTCCTGAGCATCATTGACTTTGCTCCCGCAAATGTGAAAACGTGGGTGACCGCCTCCCATTCCGGGACGGCTGTCTGGGGCGAGCTCACCTCTGCTCTGAACAGATCCAACGACCTGTCCGCGACGATCACGTCCGTCAACATGGAGCTCGGCAAGCTCTGGGCGCTTCTGGTTATCCCGAAGGCCATCCAGGAACTGGCCCTGCCGTTTGTTGATCGTTACTTCACCGCTATTCTTGCTGATGCTATGCAGGACGGCCTCGAGGTCGGCTTCCTGTCCGGTCGGGGCGCATCTGCGTACCAGCCCATCGGCATTCTGCAGACCATTGCGGCCCCGGCTACTGCTAAGACGGTCCTCACTACCATTAAGGCACTTACCCCGGTAGGTCTTGCCGATGCTTGCGTGACCCTGTCCACGACCGCTGCCGGTGTTGGTCAGAGAGCTGTTGATGAGCTCCACCTGATCTGCAACCCGTCCGACTACTTCAGGTATGTTCGCCCGGCGATGATGGTACAGGCTACCAACGGCGCATGGGTCGAAGGAACCGGTATGAACATCAAGGTGCATCAGACCGCCAACATCGCCGCCGGTAAGGCTGTGCTCGGTCTGCCGCACGCTTACGTGATGGGCCTGAGAGATGTCCAGGTCAAGACCTACGATCAGACCCTGGCTCTGGACGATGCGGACCTGGTTGTGGCGAAAGCCTACGCGAACGGTCGCCCGGTTGATGACAACGCTTTTATTGTCTTCAACCCGACTAACCTCGAGGAGCTGACCATTCCGGTAAGTGTCAAGGGCACGGTTACGACCAAGGCGGCCGCTAACTAATCGGGAGGCGTAAGTAAATGACTACGACATACGACAGCGTTATCGAAGAAGTCCGGACGGACTATTCTGTGGCTCCGTATGTCTCAGATGATACCCTGAAGCGATATGCTGCAGAAGGCGGGGCGGCCCTGAGTCGCCTCGTCATCTATGCGGATTTCGACAACGACCTTGTCGCACGCAGTCTGCTGAAGAACTACATCTACTACGCGCTCAACCTCGTAACGAATGAGTTCTGGGAGAACTACCGCGCCGACATCCTGCAGTGGCAGTGGACGCACAGCGAAGACGGCGATGACGTAGACGAAGGCGGTGATGGTGAATGAAGAAACGCATTCAGCATCCGCCCGCGTACGTGGATGGAGTGATGACGGTCTATGACCTTGTGGACAGCGCGGACCCGGACAACCCGGACAGCCCGCTGAGAATGATCCAGGCGCGTGACATCGGCCCGGTTCCGTTCCGGGACAAGGCGGTGTACGACAGGACGCGGCTTATCTTTGAGCAGGCCGGTGTCGAGGTGACGCACAAGCTCGCCATCAGGCGGTGGGACGGCATCTCGACGAAATGCGTCTGCATCATCGACGGCGAACAGTACAAAGTGTACAACGTCGCACAGGTCGAGACGAAAGACGGGTATCTGGAAACGGAAGTCACACTGATTACACCTGAGATGCAATACGAGGTGAAGGCATGAGAGAAGAACTGACAAAGCGGGAATTTTCCGAACTGGTAAACAGTATCGGCGTGCCGGTGGGCGAAGGCGAACAGTATCTGGATACAGAAAAGGCGCCGCAGAAAATCGCCTATTGGGAATTCTTATGGACCGATCAGATGGGAAGCGGCGATGCCTATGAAACCGTCGTTCGCTATCAGATCAGCTACGCGTCGAACCGTGCCCGTGACGAACACCTCAAAGCCCTGAAGCAGGCGCTGAACGACACGGGGCTCCATCCTCAGTTCTTCCACGAATACGTGAAGGGCACGAACGGCCCCGGATACCATCATTGGTATTGTGCCGTGGATGTCCTCGAGGACGTGTTAGAGGGGTGAAGCAATGTCTTTCCATTCCGGCTTTGCTGATTTCGATGAACTGATCGAGGACTACATCAAGAAGGTTGACGGCAACGCGGTCACGGAGATCCTCAAGGTCGGCGCGGACGCACTGGTTGACGATGTCCATGCTCTGCCGTCCCCGCGTTCTGCGCGTGGTCATCCTACCCACATGTTGGACGAAATCTCATCAAGGGTGATGGGCGAGAAGGTAGAAGT